TCACCAACGGTGTTAAAAATGGTTAAACCATTAGTCATTACCGCAGGAGATGTGATTGCATTGCAATAAATAACAGGCTGTCCAGCAACTACAGAATTAATTACAACTGCCATGATCAGCCTTTCATGTTTACAGTTACCAAAGCGCCTGTACCAGAAATGGCAGACAAATTAGCCCGGTAGTACTCATAAGAATTTGCAACCGCAAATCCATCAGAAGTAACTGAAGTCCCAAGCGTCAAAGTAATGGTGCCCAGCGTAATGTAATTCACACCATCGTTACTAACTTGAATCAAGACAGTTGCCGCGCCAGTAGACGCTGTAGTTAAGCCAGAGGCTTGAAAACTGTGTTGTACGTACGTGGCTACAGCCGACGTATCGCGTGGATTCCACGCTGCGCCAGCACCTGTTGTAGAGGCTGCATTAAGCAGAATCTGGGACATAATCAATCTCCTTTAAAACAGGGGCCGAAGCCCCGTGGGTTGATTAATTCTGGAAGGCAGTTGGAGCTTGGCCACCGTCAGAATTACGTACAGCGTAAGTAATGACAATAGTTGCAGCGCCAGTGGTCAATGAAGTACCAGCCAGTGTGTAAGTGATGAAGGTGTCTGTTGCACCAACGTTCAACCAACCGCCGGGGGTAGTTGCGTTAGCACCCAAAACCACGCTGCCAACACTAGTGATTGTGCCAGTAGTTGTGAAATCTGTACCACCAATGCTCAATTTGCAAGTAGTTGCAGCGCTGAAAACGGTGGTTGTAACAACCTTAACATCAACAATTTGTGAACCAGCAGGAACGGCAATCGCGTTGCCAGTCAATGTGCCGTATACAACGTCAGCGGACTGAGAAACAACGGTGCAACCTGTGTTGCGAGTTGTGGCAGCGGTAGTGCCAGTTGTGTTTTTGGTTGTGCCCAAGAGCCAAGGGCCAAGGTGAGTTGCGAATCCCATGATATTTCCTTACATACAAGTGAAGTGCATCAATCTGTATGTCGTCAGCCGGGACTGTTTGATGCACCGGATAAACCCGGACTACTGTGTTTATACCATGCGTTTTTTAAGTTTGCAACATTTATTTTACTGTCACAATTCTTTTGCACAATGAGGGCATGAAATACCAAATTGCCCGCGTTGACACACAACTGCCAGAGGTGGTGCGGTTGCTCAAATCGTTGCAAAAAACATGTCTTCCTGATTGTCCAATATATGAAATTACAAAAGATAGCTTCTGGTTCATTGCTTACTCTGAAACCGGTGAGGCGGCTGGCTTCGCTGGCCTTGCTCCCTCTAGTAGTTGGAGCGACTGCATGTATATGTGTCGTGCGGGTGTTGTACGAGCTCATCGAGGACAGGGACTCCAGAAGCGGCTTATCCGACAGCGCATTAAACTTGCCAAAACGCTAGGCATGAACTGGGTAGTGACCGACACTAACTACAACACTCCATCGGCAAACAATCTGATATCTACAGGTTTTAAATTGTTTGAGCCAAGTAAACCTTGGGGTTTTGAAACTGCTTTGTATTGGAAGTATCGGATCAAACATGCCCTATAAAGACCCTGATGTTCGCAAGCAAAAAAACAGGCAGTACCAAAGTACGTACTACGCAAAAAACAAAACTACTGTAATTGCTGCAACTAAGGCGGCGGTTAAAAAATACAAAGATCAGTGGCGGGAATATAAAGCTACCCTAGCGTGCGTAAAGTGCGGACAAAACCATCCGGCTACATTTGATTTCCACCACATAGATAGCAGCACCAAGGAAGTTTCTGTCAATAAGCTGGTTAAGTACCGAGCCTTTAAACGCGCCATGGAAGAAGTCAAAAAATGCCTAGTGCTTTGCGCCAACTGCCACCGCATACACCATCACGAAGAACGAGAAAATAAAAAGGCCAAGAAGAAGGGGGCCGGAGCCCCCTGATATCACTCTTTGTCAGCGGCTTCTTCAGCAGCTTCAGCAATCTCGCCGTCAATTTCTTCTTCGGTGTCGTCTTCGTCATCAAACGCGTCGTCAAATTCGTCTTCAACAGCTACGTAATCAACTGCCCAGCCGTACGCTTCTTGAAAACGCACAAACTCTTCAAAAACATTGATAATTTCAAAATCGTTTGTCTCAATAGTAATCTTGCTGTTTTGCAGCCAACCAAATTCCATTTCAAATTTCATGATGTGCCCCTAGGTGTAAACAGCCACAGCGGCTGCAGACCTATCGTAGTTTAACTATGTGACAGAAAAAAGGCCACCCGAAGGTGGCCTTTAATGGAGCCGGAGCAATTAAGCGCCAGCAGAACCCCACATACCCAAGGGATCAGACCAGCCGAAGCTATAACGCTCACGAGCCTTGTAACGAACGTTACCAGTATCGAAGTCGCCGTCCATTGAGTTAGCCAAAGGTGTACGCTCAAAGTGCTTCATGCCGTTGGGCACGTCGGTAATCAAATACCAGCCGTTGCTGTCGGTCAAGAAGTGGTTAACGGTGTAACCTTCAGGGATTGCGCCCATCTGTTTCAACGCGTTAATGTCGTTGTCGGTTGTACCAACACGCAACTCGGTGTCAAGCAAACGCTTAGCAACGAACATCAGTGCAGGAGGAATCACCATCTTACGGGGCTTAGCGGCGATCAACAGACCACGCTCGTCCACCCACGCTGCGATTTGAATCACGGCGTTTTCCAAAGATGTTTCGTTCAAGTCAACGCCAGTTGTAGGGCTGTTGTAGTTCACACCACCGTTAACAAGTGGGTGACCAACGCGAGTGCTAGAGGAGTTAACACCGAACAAAGAAACACCGTCACCACCAAGGTAGCTGCCGCTGAAACCGTTGTTGATAACGGAAGCAGCTTTAACTTGCTTGGTGTAAGACATAGCACGAGCCAAAGACTTGGTGTAACGAGCAGACAGGCTGTCGTACAAGTTATCTTCCACAGCTTCTTCCGTGATGGAGAAACCGAGGGCGATAGTCTCGTGGTTGTAACGTGCTGTGAAAGCTTCTTGCGCATTGTCATAAGCAATGGCTTGGCCTTCATTTTTGACGGGAGCAGAACCAAAGCCAGCAAGCTTTGTCTCTTCTTCAAAGCTACGCTCAGATTTCTCTGTTTCGTAGATTTCTTTGTGCTCTTCGCCGTAGCGTGCGTATTCCATACCGAACAAAGCGTTCAGACCGGGGAGCAGCTCTTTAAGTAGTTGTGCGCGTGAAATTGCCATGGTGAATTACTCCTTACAGGCCAACAGCGTTGCTGTATGAATGGTATCCGGGGTTAAACTTCACCAGAATGTCAGTATAAGCGTCGCCAGCAGCTGAGAAACCGGGAACGTTTGCAAAACCAACGACGCGGAAAGCGGCAGTGGTAGTAACAGCGGTAGCGCTCACAGCAGTTGTAGAGTTGCCTGTGGTTGTAGAACCTGTGCTGGTGCTTTGAGCAGCAGACAAGTACACGTTAGCACCCAAAGCGGCGAAAGTAACGCTGCCATCGGCTTGGACTTGGAACACAGCACGGTCATCATCAATTACATACGCAGTAATGGTCGAGCCTTGCACAGAAGCTGTGTTGGCAGGGTAGTACTGAGAGTAAATGATCTGGCCTTGAGCGTTGGTGTAAGTGCAACCAACGAAAACACCAACAGCACCAGTCAATGTGGTACCAGTGGGCAATGCGTTTGTTGTACCGTCAGCGCCTGTAGCTGTACAGATTTGCAAATAACCTGACGCAGCAACGTAGACCAACGATCCGTTATAGATGTTGACGGCGTAACCGGCGGGGTTAATAGGGAAAGAGCGAGTGCTACCAGCGTATGGTAGGCCACCCAACTCATTTACGGCACGGAAGCCGTAGGGAGAAGCGGTAGATGCCATTTAAGGACTCCTAAGTTATTTAGAACCAGAACCAAACCCACCACGCGTTGATGACGATTTTCTTTCGGCAAACAGCGGCATACGTGAGTCATTTTGTCGCATAAAACTATTGTCAACAGATTCCATCTGGTTTTGCGCTTGCTGGTCAAAGTAGTCATCCCGGGCTTGTGCTTTTTCTTTGGATATCTTGCAAAGCATGAGTCCGCCAATTTCCACATTTCCAGTTTTTTCATTTCCCAACAACATCAATTCCGGATGGTCTACTGCCTTCACCGGTTCCCAACCTTCACGCATTCTGCGCGACACGTTGGTCACTTCCGCTTGTCCCAGAACATGAGTCGCTACCCAGCGATACACATAACCCGGTTCAGGCGTTGGATCAGGCAAGTTTGTCGGCGGTACG